ATTATTTGGGTTACTTCAAAGGATCGATTGATGTGACTTTCTCGGCTTCGCTGCTCGCCTCAACCGCTAGCACCTACGGCCTGACAATGAATAGAACAGGGAAGAAGAAAGAAGAGAAGAACGTTATCGTTGAGAAAGATTCCAAAGCTGGCATCAAATGACCCGCGCACTTTTGGTATTGGGCATCACCTTGTTGGCTGCCCCTGCCCATGCTGACATCACCCACAAGCTGACCCAAAGCGCCCAGATCAGCGTTGACCAGGCGTACAGCTCAGCAACTCGTTTGGGGTCGACCTACTCAGTCACAGGTTCTGGCGTAACACCTTCAGTCACTTCAGGCGGCTCAACAACGAGTGGAGCAATTGGCGGTCTCAACCTCAGCAGCATCACCGATGGAGTACCGGCGTTGACTGACACTGACTTCACACAGAGCACCACTGGCGAGTCATTTTCTGTAACTGAGGCATACGTTGAGGCTGACACGATACCGAGCGCAACTTCAGTGACAACCGGCAATGTCACAAGCCTCCCGGCATTTGGCTCGGTTGTGACCGGCTCTGGAGGAGTGGCGGGGGATCTCGCTGCCACAGCAAATGCGGCAGGTGACATCTCGATTACTGCAGGCGGAGCTGGCACCAGTGGCATCCTTTCCAACTCGCAATCCATTGAAATTGACTAAAGCTTGGTTGCTGTTGTTGCTGCTGCCCCCTGCAGCATTTGGCGCACCAATCACGCCACAGTTCACAACTGGCACACTCACCAGTAGAACTGAGTCAACGACACAAATAAATGAGCAGATTGTTAGTCACAGCTTTCGCACTGGCTACACATACTCAGCAATGGGCAAGAACGTTCGACCCACAGAAGGTTCAGCTATATCCCCTGAAGCCACAACGACAGGCGCACAAACTGTGGCTGGCGTTAGCTTTGGCTGGACATCACCAAAACTAGACACCAAACCTCAATGGGAAATCGTCAACCCTGGTGGCGACTGGAGCCTGACAGAATCATTCCTTGCTCCGGGACTCGACAACGTCACAAATATCACGCGCACCATAACCACAACATCTGTCACGGAAAGCACCTCGGTCTTCAAATAGCATTGGCGGTCTTTACGGCTGCACCGTCACTAGCAAACACCACAGTTGCATCCCCACAGGCAACGAGTAGTGGCTCAGTTACGAATAATGCGTACCAGATGCTTACGGGTCCGTTTCCTATCTATCGAATGTCGCAGGGCATACAGTGCCCAGGACCCACGATGAGTGTCAGCCCTTTTGTTACTGGAGGTACGAGCTGGGCAACGCCATATTCAAAAACAACAAGGGTGCCGGTTTATTCAACAGCAGACGCAGATGAAAACGGCGAGCCTGATAGTCCTGGGAAAATTCTCTACTACTCAGAGGTGCCACGCTACGAAAAACACAACCACGATTTGAATTTGGGAATTACTGCAACGTTCACAATGCCGCTTGATGGCGGATTGACGCAACGTTGTAAGCGGGCTGTTGAGACAAACATCAAACTGCAAGAGCAGTTGCTGGCCACCAAAAGATTGGAGCACGAATTGTTCCGGGCACAGCAGTGCGGGGATTTGGCGGCCAAAGGCGTCCAATTCGTTGGGCGCATGGCGGTGGTATGCAGTGACCTAATTGTCACAGTGCCGCCAGTCAAGATGGCGCCTCACACGCACGCTATTTCCGCGCCTTCCGCTGCGCCTGCCTCCGCAAGAAAGTAGAGGGCCGCGCCTCTTGCTTACGAGTCACAATCTCCTTCGCCTTGGTTAACAGCTTCTTCACCACGGGCTTGATGATTCGGACCAAAAACGGCGTGCTTAGCGCAGCTGTGGTGGCAACTACCGCAATCCCTGCGGTCTGTGCCGCTTCATAGGGCGACGGCACCGCTTTAATCAGCTGCTCTGTCACCGGCACGTTCCGGTAAACCTCTTTGCAGACGCCATCGACCAGCTCGTAAGACTCCAGGATCTTGCGGCCGTTCGGTGACAAGGTGCCCACCTCTGTGGCATTCGCTGGCGGACACTTAAGCTCTAGCGGCTGTTTTTTCTTTGGGGGAAACTTTGGCTTGGCTTTTTGCCCTGCCGGGGTTTTTTGTTCCTGTTGTCTTTGTGCAGGCGCTGCTTGAATGATCTCCATATTTTTTGGATCCCAGTCCATCGGCGTGTAACTAGGGATTTGACCTTCAGGGCAAACGGTAAATACCCCGTTTGGATCATCCTTTAGCAAAGAAGCGTTTAACTGCCCATCTCTGTGGATATGTGCGCAACCTGGCTTTTGATAAACCAGCGCAGGGGGTAAGCTCTGCGTGACCGGCGGCGGCAATACATGCGGCTCAGGGATGGGCCGTATCTCAATCGTCGGAATCTCAATATCAGGAATGTCCGGCATGAAGTCAGAGCGGTTTACAGCAGGTCAGCTCTTCATAGAACGTACCAAGCACCGGGAGGGACCGCCGATTGTTTATACGGTCTCGAACGGTTTAACATCTCGGCTCTTTACCGATAACAAACGGATGCTTGAGTTCATCCGTTGGCCCAAGTCAACACCAACCGGAATGGCTATCAGAGAATGGCTAGCTTCGTTTGAGCAGAAACAAGATGCACCCGCGCCAGAACTCGACATGGCGCAGGTGCAGCGTGAAGGCTTCGGGCCGGAATGTCATGACCCAGAGGATCCGACTGCCAACACTAAAATGGTGACGTGATCGCAGGGCCTGTCTCCGTTGGCAGCTTTGGCATCTCAGGCATCTCTGGGACGGGCACTTGATCAAGGATCGTTTCCGTCAGCTCTAGCTTCATGTTGCTCATGTAGAGCTTCATCATTGACGGAACGCGTGTGTAAGCCATCACGCCAATGACAGCCAAGACCGTTGAAATGGTGAAGCCAAGAACGCCGAGGAGATTAAACACCTTTTGCACAACTTACCTCCAACCTCTAGGCATTGGACTACCAAAATTAAAAGCAGGTAGTCCACCCTTTGGCATTGGAGTCCCAAAATCAGGCGGCGCGCCTTTAGGCGCTGGAATCCCAAAATTGATTGGGGGCTTGGGCTTAAACCGCTTGCGGGGTATGTGAAGGAATTCACCCCTGTTGTGCTTTTTGCTTTTCTTGGCCTCTGCTTCCGGCGGCATTGCCACCAGTGGCAGAAGGATTGCACCAGCGAGAAAAAACTTGAGCATGGTTGTTGAGGTAAACAAAAAGCCCCCGCGCTCTGCATAAGTACGAGGGCTCCCTGCTGACTGTGTGAGGAGTCGTCTGAGTTATAGCTCAGAAAGAGTATTTGGCCCCTACCTTCAGGCCATAACCAGCATCGACGTCATCAAACTTGGCGACAGAAATTTCGCCGTAAACATCGAAGGATTCAGACACAGTCGCACCAATGCCCATCTTGCCTGAGAAACCCAGCTCAGCATCGCCGCCATCAGGCTGGGCATAAGCAGGACCGCCTTGGATATAAAGGCCATCCTTCTCGTAGCCCACATGACCCTCTAGCAGACTTGAATTGAAGTCCGAGCCAGTCCAACCAGCGTTGAACTCAGGGTTTAGGTAAAAACCTTCGGCTTGAGCAGGAGATGCCAGCACAGCTGCTGAAACGGCGACACCACTCGCAATGAGAAGTTTGAACATTTGGAAGAGAACTAACGTTTTCCTTGGCCACGGTATCTCTTTTTGCCCTTTTTGGGGCGTGAGTGTTGACCATTTCCTTGCGTGGTCCGTTTGGGTTTACCGACAACGAATACTTGGCCGTTAAGTGACTTGGCCATCAGTAGCCGTCAGTTGAAGTCAAGTTCTGATATTTCAGGGCAAGACCAGTGAACAGACCATGCTGAGGATGGCTGATCATGTCGCGGCCATCAAGGAAGAACAGCTCTTCCAACCACAGCGTTCTAGCCGCCATAGCCTGCACGTCCTCCGCTCCAGGCTTAGCGGCAATCATTGGGTCAGGTCGCTGCATTCGCTTTCAGCTGTTCCACTTCGGACTTTAGCTCCTGTATTGCTTTGACAAGCATTGGAACGAGCTTTCCGTAGGAAGCCTCAAGACGGTCAGGATTATCATCCATCACTAAACCGAGATAATCAGCGTCTGCTTCGCTTTGCGCAGATTGCAAGTCTTGCGCAATAAACCCAGCCTCATACGTTCCATCCTTGCTGTTACCGTCGCGTGTCTGCCACTGGAACTTGACGGGGTTGAGGCTGTCGATAAATGCAAGGCCCTCGGGTAATTCTTGAATATCAGTCTTGTCGCGTGCGTCAGATAAAGCTTGAATTGTTTGCACATTGCACCGAAAAGCTTCAATGTTTGAATCGCCTAATCTGATCTGATTGTTAGCTGACGTAGAACCGACGTCAGCGTTGTAACCTATAATGATATTGTTTGAGCCCGTAAGTAAATTATTTCCGGCACTTCTGCCTACTATAGTGTTTTTTGTGCCGGTGTTTATTGAGCCTCCGGAACCATTACCTATGCAAATGTTGTCGCTACCAGATGTAATGGATCCGCCAGTATCTTGGCCTAAAAGCGTATTAGCATCTCCGGTAGTAATGTTTCCTCCAGAGAAAGCGCCAATTCCGGTATTGCCTTGCCCGGTTTGAAGACTAACCAGGGTCTGACACCCGAAGCCAGAATTGTTCCCTCCTGACGGAGGGTTAGTGCTGCCTGAGCCCTGTCCCGAGATATAACCAACAAACGTAGAATTGCGTAAAGATGTTGCATTTTTTCCTGCCTCGTGGCCTATAAAAACATTATCAGATCCGGTAAGACTTTTTCCGGCTTTGCTGCCTATTAAAATGGTCTTGTCGATATCGGCTTGCCCTGCCTCATACCCGATACATACAAAGTTCTGATCATTTACGGCGTTCAGCGCCGCTCCAGAGCCAATAGCTACTCCTCGGTCGGTGCCTTCTCCATCCTCTAGGGCTTTGTAGCCAATTGCTACGTTTGACTTACCACCTGTTATAGAACTGCCACTATTTGTTCCAATAAAAATACTTTCATCAGCAGCACCGCTATCAGTTGTTTTTGCGTCGGTAAGATCATTCAGGCTGAACGTACTGGTGCCGTTTGACGCTGCAGTAATTCGTCCCTGAGCATCTACAGTTAAATTTGTGCTCGTGTAACTTCCTGCTGTAACAGACGTATGTGCCAACTTGGCTCCTGTTACGGAATTGTTCACTAGCTCTGCTGTACCCACAGAGTCATTCGCCAGCTTCGCCGCAGTTACAGAGTTAGTTGCAAGCTTTGCTTCTGTTACACAACTATCGGCCAACTCAGATGTAGATACGGAGTTGTTTTGTAGGTTGCTTGAGTCGACAGAGTTATTTGCCAGCTTTGCAGCCGTAACTGCAGCATCGGCAATGTAAGCAGTTGCGATTGGCGTTCCGTTCCAAGCGCCCGATGTGATCGTTCCAACCGACGTCAGGTTTGAGGCAACTACAGCCGAGCCCAAGCCAGTGGCGTTAATAACGGTTGCACCGTTGATCTTGTAATCGCTGCCAGATGGGCGATCAAACAGATTTGACCCCGTAATCTTTTTGGTCGCGTCCGAGGTGACGTCAACAACTGGAACCACGTCGGTATTGCTAAGCGACGTGAGAGCTGGCAGTTGTGTGATTTTGACGTCAGCCATCTGATTTACGCAATCAACAACAGATTAACTCGTTTACCAGCTGGAGGGTTTGCCAGATGCTTGGGTCGGCGTGATCTGCTCAACAATGCGTGCAGCTAGTTGCTCTTGAATGGCGGTCACCTTTTCAGCGCCACCAAGCTTGGCCTGCACAGCTGCCACGATGTCAGCCTCAGTCAGATCCTCAAAGGCAGCAAAGGTGCTAGGACGATCCAAGCCAACGCTGCCATAAACGCCTGAGTTGTAGGCGTTGCCTTCAGAATCAACCTGATCGCTGATTGCGGTCACGGTGTAGTGAGCCGTGTGAGCGAATCCATCCGACAGATTCCGTTGAAGGTCAGCAATCTTCCAAACGTAGGTGTTAGCCATAGTGAAGTGAAGTCAGAGGAAGTTTACTTAGCCAGCCTCAAGGGCTGCAACTTTGGTTTCTAGAGTTTCAATTTTGGCGATTGCTTCTTGTAATGCTGCAGTTAGCAACGGCACCAGCTTGGACTGATCAATGCCTTGGTAAACAGGGTTGCTGTCATCATCGACCTCGTTGTGCGTTCCAGTAACAGCTTCAGGGACGACAGTTTGCGCTTCATGGGCCAAAAACCCATCAACCGTTGTTTCTGCATCAACAATGAAGTTGAAGCGTTTAGGCGCAAGTTGTTTGACGCGAGTGATAGCATCGCTCAGGTCAACAACGTTTTCTTTTAGGCGATAGTCAGAGGAAGTATTAAAGCTGGTGGCACTGTTATTGACGCTAATGCCGCCAACCGATGATGTCCCTTTGAAGAATAAAGCAATATTTCCATTGGAATTGGTTCTTTGTAGAGAAAGTGACTCGCCGTTACTTCTTGAAGCAACAATTATATTGCTTGCATTCAAGTTAATTCCTGATGTTGAGCCAGACCCTAAATCAAGCACAGATGTCGTATTTGCGAGAATATGGCCCGCTTGGGTAATCCGCATCCGCTCTGTTGGGCTGCTTGCACCGTCCGCTGTGGTACGAAACTGTAAACGTGATGGCTTGTCGTCATCGGCGTGCGATCCATCTGCCTCACATCTAATTTCTGCGCACTTTTGATACGACCCAGCATCGTTTCCATAGAATGAAATTTTGCCGATGTCATCGCCAGCAACTACACCAGTTCCATCTCTGCCAAGAGCCAATTGAGCGCCAGTATCGGCCTGTATTTGCAGCTTTGCAGCGGCGTTACTTTCTAAAACTGCAGTTGTATTTACCAGTACCTTTCCACCGTTGTTAATGCGCAATCGTTCGCTACCAGCTGTATCAAAACTAAGAAAGTTGGAACTATGGTCATAAAGAATTTTGCCGACTTGTGCATCTGCAGAGTCTCCGAAAGAAATTCTGCCAGTGTTTGCAGCTGGTGAGCCAATAGTAATTCCAGTGTTACCGTCACTTTCAACAAACAAATCATCGGCGCTTGCATTCGGATTGACGCTTGAATCTGCACTTGTGATATGCAGTTTTGCATTAGGCGTGCTTTTCCCAATGCCAACGCGATCAGTATCCGCTTTGACAAACAGCGCGTGAGTGCCAGCCTGTGACTCCACACGGAAATCACAAACTGAGCCGGAGTCGTTAACTACAAACTCAGAGTTGCCAATCTCAAGGCGCTCTATCCCTTGAGTTGAGAAGTTAATTTTATTGGATGCACTTCTACTGATGCCGGTATTAAGGTCCGAACCGAAGGCAAGTCCAGGCGTTGAAACTGACCCATCCTCGATCAGCATCGTGCCATCAAGTTCCCTCAGCTTGACCCAGCCGTTATTGGCGCTGTTCCTGATCTTCAGGATATTGGTATTAGTGTCTGCCCAGAACTGATAGGCGTAGGTTGTTGAAGGGGCAGAGCTGCTGCTGTTGTTGCTGACGATTGCCGCTAGGGCATTGTTCAAGTCAGAACGGACTGCAGCTCCCGTTCCATTAGCAATCACATAATCGTGAGTAGCCATGCCTCAGCCTGTTTTGGACAACATTGCCTCTATGTTAAACCGCCTTGCCATAGCCCACAGCTGCATAGGTGAAATTCCTGTCAACATTGGCATCGCTGGAGTTCAGAATGTCTACGTCGAAGCCAGTGGCACTAACGTTGCTGACGTTTAGGCGCTCACCGTTGCCAAGATTCTGAACCGTGACTGCAACGCTCGGCAAATAAGCGTTTGTTCCACCCAACGATGCTGTGCCCGTAAAGAACGCCTTGTCGAAGGTCACGCTCTTGGTGCTAGTCCCTGAAGCGATGGTGCCGTTGCTGTTTTCTTGACGACGCTGGAACGTCGCCTCATAACCCAACTCGTCAACCAGGATATTCTGAGCAATGTCAGAGCTTTCCAATTCTGCCTTGAACTGGAACGCCCTGGCTTCAAACGTTCCAGACACAAACTCCTGCCATGCACTATAAGTTGGCGAGCCTGACGGGTTGCCATTGGTGCTCCTGAAATACAACTTAGCGTTCACTGCATCGGCTTCTGTGCCGTCAAAATCATTCCATTTATCAACCTTGGCTCTGCGAGAATCGATTAGATCGCTAGGGAAGAATGCTCGTGTGACAAAGCGCCGCTCCAAATCCAATGAGAACCGTGCGCCAAGGTCCAATGTATTTACAAACTGATATTCAGCAGAACTGAGAATGTCACCGATGGTATCAAAAGATGGAATGTCGTCGAAAAACCCTGCAACAACGGAACCATCTTGCTCAACTACAAAACCATCCAGGGTTTGATCACCGTCAATAATCAGTGCATCTAAATCGTCGTCGTAGAAACAGTTCGTTTTTGTGCCTTGGAATGGCGGGCTGTCTGTGTCTTCTCTACGAGTTTCAACCGCAAGTCGTCCCAGTGTGTCCGGGAACTGCACAATGACGCTTGTTGGGTTCGTGCTCTTGTTGCCTAAGTCATCTTCAAACTTGGCGAATATCTCACCCTTCACCAACGGCACGATCGCTTCAGTTGAGTTACCAGGGACAGAAGGAACTAGGCGGGCAGAATTAGGCCAGGTTGCTGTGCCGTCAGACTTGTTGCTGTGTTTAATAACAACCTTACCGTTCACCTTCACATCAAGGTCAACAGTTTGATCCCAACGCAGGCGGGCGCTGTTTGCACTAATCGGTTCAATCGATAAATTCTGCACATCGCCAGGCACAGCAGTCTTGCCGACAAGATCAAACGATGCCGTTGAAATCCTGCTTTGCCTACCTAGGTAGTTACGGGCTAACACTTGCACCTTTAGCCTTCCAGAACGCAACCCCCGCAGTGTGATCGAAGGGTTACTGGTAGTCAGCGTCGTAAAGTTGTCATCGTCTAGTTTGTACTCAACCAAGAAATCAGTAGTATTAACTCGATCATGGGTCCAGCTAAAATCAAAACCAGTATGAACCGTTTGACCTTCTTGATATAAGAACTCAGTGCCTGTAAGACCTTCCGGAGCAGCGGGCTTACCAGAAAGATTAGTGATGTCTCGTGGCCTTAGTGCTAAGTCACTTTCAACAGCTGCATAAATTGATTCATTATATGCAACTGCGCTGATGCCGTAAATGCCATCACCAGCTTCTGCTACCGAAAGCACGCGAAATTGTTGCGCCTCAATATCAGAAGTTTCAATTAGATAAACAGCCCCTGCGCTGGGTACTTCGCTAAAAGGGCTAGTAACATTAATGGTCGTTCCATCGACAATATCGATCGTCCTGGTCTCAACCAAGCCGGTAGACATCAAAATAGAAATCGTTGGACTGTTTGAGAGGTTTATTGATAAATTTGTATCGCTATCGATTGCGATAATTTGTGTGCTCGCCGCCGAATTTATTCGTCCGCTTCTGCGCGTTCCACCGCGCAATGGGTCGGCAATGTTGACCACCATGCCTGGGCGAAGAACAATTCCGCTATCAATGGCAACCGCAAACTCACAAGTCTCGGTCAAATTTTGCTCAGATAGTAACGCCCACTTTCCAAGACGATGCGCCTGGCCTTGGCTGTAACAACCAATAGCTTTGATGTCCTTTTTAATAATGCCGTATTTAGCAACAGCAGCATGGTCTTCTACATATTCATATTCAATATCCCCACGAGTGTCGTATGACTGCCACCCCACCACAGCAACGGTGTGACGGGTCTTTTGAGCAGAGCCTGAATAAGAAAACGTTCCGTTAACTACGTTAGACGGACCAAGCAAGTATTGCGCATCGGTCGGCTTGTCCTGCAGCAACACCAACGATCCAGCTCCGTAATAAGCAATGCCACGGAAAATGGCAGTCAGCTGCTGAATAACGTTGAAGACCTCATCACGGCTATTGATGAGAATGTTGAGGCTAAAGCGTGGCTCTTGACCGCCTTTTCCATCGTCTACAAGTTGGTTACAATACTGAGAAATTGCAAAAAAGTCATAGCGGTCGAGCGTATCTTCTGGCACAGACGCCCCATATCTGGTCGAAATCAAGAGGTCGTATAAGCACCAACTAGGATCGTTACACCAAGTAGCAGCCTGAAAAGTTCCATCCCAAACGCCGGAATAAGTAATCCTGCCAAGGTGCGTTGTTGTGTCTACTGTCGCGTTACTGGGAATCTTGACCTTAATGCCCCGGATAAGATATTTGCGGGTTGGGATGGTGCCAAACTGACGGGAGTCAAATCGCAGGGCAACTAAAGCACTGTTGGGATAACGGAATTTGTCGGTAATAATTTCGCTGTAAGTTGACCAAATCGTTAATCTATTACGCTTTGCGCTGGTGTCATCGGTACTGACACGAACCATCCGAATGTCAACGGGGAATGCTCCGTCAAGATTGATCAAGTAGTCACGCTGATACCTTGCGCTGCTCTTACCGGTGATCGCGTCGTTAATAACGTCGTTGTATCCACCGCCGTTGTACTGAACTTGAATTTTTATGGTGACTGTAAGGCCCTTAATATCACCGTCATCCTCAACCTTGAAAAGCGATGGAATTGTCAGGGTGACACGAACACGATCAACTTCAGTGTTTGTAATTGATCGAGTAACAGGACTGCCATTAGTAACTTCGGTATTAACTGCATTTTCAGACTGCGTGGCCCCGAACCCTGGGATGTGAGCTTGCCCTTGCGTTCCGGTGCGTGTGACAATCGTAAAATTTTTGAAATTTCTGCTGCCGTCAGCTGCCTGAACAGGCGTGTCGTCTAGAAAAATGCTTTTGTTGCCGTCTTCTAAGCCTTGAATTTCGCCTTCGCTCAATAAGTCAAGAACACTGGCAAACTGTACTGACTGAAGGCTGTCGTCATCTTCTGAAGGTGTACCACCGCCACCGCCTTTGCCGCCGCCACCGCCTGCGCCAACAATGTATTTAGTCTGAGTCATCAGTTAAAGAAGTCGTCGCCGTCGTTGTCTGGGTCAGATTCAGACCCTTTCATTACCTCCTTAACGTTAAGGCCGCTGGAGATAACTGCCGATCCAACAAATACCCGTCCATACGCTATCGGCACTGGCAAGCCCTGCCTTGCTGTGTTGACGACGTTCGAGAAACTAAAAGATTCGAGCCGTACAGATTCGTCAAGATCTTGAAGCTCAGGCTGTGGGGAAAGCAGTTGTGCAACACCACTGAGAACCAAGCCGATGCCAAGCGTGCCAGCGGCAGCTGCAAGGCTTGCTCCAAAACCGGCACCTGCAGCTGCTCCAAAGCCACTTGCGCCGCCCAATCCAAAGCCGACAGCAGGGTTTGCAATCGCAACAGCAATCAACACAGCACCAAGCAAAATCCGACCAAAGCCACCACCCGCACCAGCAACCACAGGCGTGATGCTGAAAACCTCGCGGTCGCTAAAGGGCATCAGCAGTGGAGCGACATTCTCCTCGGTCACTTTCTCTTTGCTGACTGCTACGCGGTAGCCAACGCCGTCTTTTTCACTGTCAATCAACCACTTGTCTAGACCGGGGAAATTAACGCACAATGCCTTGATTGCTTGCGCTGGTGTCGATACGTCAAACTCAAACCGGCATTGGCCAAGCCGTTTACGCAAAGCGCCGTAGACCTTAACGACCTTCATGCCTCAAGGCGCAAGCAGTGCTCTTGCCATAGTAACTGCTGCCAAGGGTGTAAACATCCCTGCTGGAAAGCCTTCCCTGCACATGATGCAGCACCTGCTGATCACCCATATAGATCGCTGCATGGTTCGGCAACGGTGAAACCAGATTCATCAAAATCAAGTCACCGCGCTGCACTTCCTCAACCGGAATCTTTTGAAACCCCTCCGCAGCAAAGTTGTCTAGATACAAGTTCTCGCCGCGATCCCAAAACTTGTCTCGACGGTCATAATCCCGTAGCTGAATGCCGTATTCCCTTGCGTACCAGTCCCGCACAAGGGTGTAGCAGTCCACCACGCCAAACACGAACTCACGTCCCACATACGGAAGCTCGAAGCCCTCTGGCTCGCAGTAGCCCCAGCCTTCAGTTTTTGGGTTGACAATGAACCATGGCAAACCGGACTTTTCGCACGCCACACGATCAGCTGGTGATGGAGCGGGGTTGGTCTTCGGATGGCTGTGGACAACAGCTATCACCTCACCCTTGTCCTCTACTTCGTTCCAGCCGTCAAGAACAAAGTGTTCGCCAGGGGCTTCAGCAATATTCCGGCACGGGAAGTAACGCCGACGCCCTTTGACAACGGCAATCAAACCACAGCTTTCACGCGGGAACTCATCTTTTGCCTGCTGAAGAATCTCAGCCTGCATCGTTGCTGTCAGCTTCATCATTGCGTCAGTCCAGCTCCAGGGAACGATCCAAACGGAAGGTCACCGTTGTTGCCGAATCGCAGCCTGCAACTTTCAACCCGCTTGCCACATACATCCGCAGCCAAGGTGTCAACAGTGTTGCCGTTCACGTCGAAGTAGTTGCTGCCGGTGTAACTGCACTCACTGCTTCTATAAACCCATTGACAGACGTTCGCGACGATCTGACGTTTTGGCAGCTTCTGGCCCGCAAGGTCAAACTTGCTAGCTAGCTCAAAGGTCACACTATCCCGAGACTCATTAGCCTTCCGGTCGATAAACCAGCGTTCATCAGGGAACTTGGCGTTTGGATCGGCTGAAGGAGCAAAACCCGAAATAGTCAGGATGTTGTCTCCAGATTGCGTCACCAGTTGATTCCCGCCTTGGGTGATCAAAAAGTTTGGTGTTACAAAATTAGCGGCATCCAAAAACTTTCTGAGCGTTCGGATCCGGCGAACTTCCGCTCCACCAAGATCATTGCCTGCAGTAGTTGCATTAACCAGTAGCAACAATGTGGTAATCGTGCCATCAAGGTTACTGATCGTCAGTGTGGGACGAGGCAGCGTACCAGTGTTTGTGTACTCAAAGCCTTCTGCTTTGACCGGTAGCCGTGTATAGGTCTGCCCATTGAAAACAATGTTGCTATCGACCTTTTCGTTTGACCCTGCGTGGAATCGGTAAATGTCACTGCTGCCGTGCAGTGCTGAATCCAACCTCACCTCAAACAATTCGATAATTGCACTGGGGCTTAGCTGCGACAGCTCTGCATACGCAGAAGCGATCGCCGTCCAAACACAGGTGTTGTCTGTGATCGTGCTGCCAATATCTGTCGGCCAGCTGGGTTCAGATGATGCCGACGTGCCAGCAGTCGTACACCGGAAAAACAAGCCAGACGCTTGATTTGTCGTAGCTCGTCGGATGTCCCCAACGGAAAACGCGGTGCTAGCGGCCCAAGCTGCTACTGCCATTACGGTTCAAAGACTTGACGGAACGTTGCCAGAATTGTGGCGCGATTCAAGTACGGAATCGACTTGGTCCACTCCTCGCAGACGAACTTAGACGCACTGTTTTCACCAGGTGGCGTGAAATCAAAGCTTGCGTTGTCAACTGCCCGTGCATCCAAGAACGTTTCGATCGTGTCGGCATCAGCCTCCGACACCTCAAACGTCAGATTAAAAATCTTGGGGTTTTGATTGAGGCCATACGTCAGCCTAGCTTCGTAGCCGTCACCGAACTGCACCTTGCGAACGTTTGGTGCGCTGCTCTTTTGCAGCCCATACGTCGGTGTGATTGAAGGGAAAGTAGCCATCAGCTTGCAAGTAAACCGCCAGGACGTTTTTGCTTGATCAACTCAGCCTGCACTGCAACGCCAAGCATTGCACCAAGTCTTGATGCTTGATCTGAGTCGCCTTCAACAGATGAGCCAGAAGCATCCACGTTTACGGTTACGTTAGCCCCGCCCATTGCACCGTTTGGAACAATCGTTCCGGCACGATCAGGAACAAACAGCTCAGGACCACGTTCTCCAACGATTGACGGACGACCAACAGGTGGGCGACCACCATTGGCAAACTTTGGTATTGCACCAAATGGAATTTTATATCCGCCAGGGCCAGCAGTTGATCGAAACGGGTTGAACCCCTGCAAAGCGTTCAATAGTTGCTGCTGAAGAATCAGCATTGCCATCCGCTTCAAAACGCCAACAAGAGCCTCAGACAGCGATTTAGAACCTTCTACTGCGGCCAAAATTCCATTAACAATTCCGTTGCGGAGCGTGTCGTTCAGCTCATCGTACTGAGTCTTTTGATTTGCAATCGCTTGACTTAGCTCATCCTGATACGCTATCTGGGCTTCAAAGCCTTCAACTGCTCTCTGTATATCTTTTTCGCGCTGATCTGCAATCTCCTTATCGATCCCAAAGATCTCTTGCCTGAAATCATGTATCGCCTGCTGAAGTTCGTTCTCTCTCGCAACAGGCCCCAAGTTGCTCTCAGATATTTTCTGCTTCTCAATCATGAGTTTCAAGGTTGCCGCTAAGCGTTGCTGCTCGGCTTCCTGTGCGGCTCTTAATTGACTGTTAAGGGCAGCCAATCGTTGAGACATGTCTTTGACGGGATCGCTGACGCCACCGCCATCGCCACCTAACCCGGTTGTTGGCTTTGACTTTTCAGCTCGTTTTTTTGATAACGCGGCTTCAAGCTCTGCGATTTCACTTTGTAAACGTGCTAAGCGCGAAGTGTCAGCCGCACGACCCTCACCGCGCCCTTGCAGCATCATGCGCTCTTGAAGGGCAAGGCTTGCTTTTTTAGTGGCAAGCTCGTTCTCAAGCATCTCAAGCGTTCCGTCTTTAAGAAGCTTGTTGAAATCGCTTTGTCCCGTAATCGCTTGACGCAAGGCATCAGCAATCCCGACAATGCCACCAGCAACAGCAAGGAATGGCAAGCCAATCATCAATGCCTTGCCTATGCCTAACGCTGTGTTCAATGCACCTTGCGCTGCTGCAGTCAGATAAATCTGAGCACCAAACGCCTTATACATGGCAATCTGCGCACCTATGACGCCAGCCAGCTTCGTGGCGATAAACGCATCAACGGCTTTTTTAAGAGCAATAACTGCAGTTGTAATCAAGCCAATCTGCAGCGCGGCTTGACCTGCAGGAGCTGGAATCTTGCTTATCTGCCTAAACACCGCAGCGAGAGCATTGGCTGCAGCTGTAGCTGCTGGCTCTATTCCTTTGCCGAGCGCCACAGCAGCGTCGCCAGCATTTTCAGTAAGCAGATCGAGTGCGCCAGCGAAGCCCTTGCCAGCTGCTCTCGCAGCGCCGTCATACTGGCCTTTAATAGTGTCAAGAATTAAAGCCTGAGCGTCTAGCAGCTTTCCAGAGTCCACCAGCTTTTTGATGGTCTCCGTCTGCGCCTCGTTAAACGTGATGCCTGAACGGCTCAGTGCAGTCAAGCCACGTTTTGGATCTTCAAGCGCCTTGGCGAGCTGGACGGTTGCACTCTTGACATCTGTGCTCATTACTTGAGCAACATCAGCGGCAACTTCAGCAACGTCTGTGAACGACTGAACACCAATCGCACGGAATGAAGTCAGGATGTTGAACGACTGGATAAAGTCATCCTGAGAGAATAAGGTCGCATCACCTAACTCATCAGCTGCTGCATTTAACCGCTCAAGCTGCTTTGAACCGCCAGCACCGATACGCTCTAGCTGAGACGACAGGACCTTTAAGTCAGCCTCTCTCTTCCCAAAAGCAGCCAGCGAGCGATTGGCAAGAGTCAGCGCGCCAGTCAGCGCCACCATCGGGCCGACAACACTGCGGAAGCTAATACCAAACCGCTGGATATTTGCTGTTGCGGTGCCAGCTCGCTTGCTCGTCGTGTTGAGCGTTTGGTTTAGCTGCTTGCTGGCATTGTTCGTCTGATTCAGCGCGTTGACTGCATCACGCGCGTCTACCCTGAGCTTGACGTTGGATTCAGCCACGACAACTCAACGGCAATAGTCGAAGTCTACCGCCGCTGACGTTTCGCGCGCTCCATTGCCCTTTCCTCGTTCTCGGCTTTCACCTCATAGAACGCAGCAAAGTGAACAAGCTCCGCATCGGTTAATTCCGTGCGAAGCCTGCTCACTGTCATCCCTAATTCGCAGGCCAGGAAGAACTCAAAGTAAGTCCAGCTGTCCTGCTTCAGTCGTTTTTTGCGTCATCAAGATCAGCGTCTTCGCCAAGGCCAAACAAGAACAGCTCGATCTCATTCAGCACATTCTCAGGCAGCTGTCGCTGCAGCTTGGCAGCATCAGCAGCGGCAAACGCCTTAGTGCCATCCTCAAGCTCAGCCATTTGGCAAAGCATGTTGGTGCTGATGTCCAGCGCCTCATCAGTGCCAGCCAACTGCTGTGCTTTCTTGCGGTCTGCGCGGGTGATGGGCTTGAAGTACAGATCAACGATTTTTTCGCCGTCTGCGTTCTTCATTTCAAACTTGCGACGCTGGTTGAGGTCAAACGCCCCAACCAGCAGGTCAACAGTTCGAGATTGAGCAGGCATTTAAGCGATACATTTATCGCTCAAACTATAGCCTCATCACTGAAGGTTGCCGGTGATGGTGCCGCTGGTGATGAAGTTGCAGGTGACAATATCAATCTCACCGACGGTGGAAGTGATCTCCATGTCGGTGATGATTCCAGCGAAACTCACAGAATCAGTGCCAGCAGATGTACCGGTGGTGAACAGTTCAAACGTGGCGTCCGCAGGATCTGCAGTCGTCAGAACGTCTTCAAGAAAAGCAGCCTGGCCGGTGGCGTCAGGGTCGTAAACCAACTCGACGGTGCCAGTGCCGCTGATCATGCTGCCAACGAAACTGCGGAAGGTGTCCCCGTGCTTAGAGACATCCAAAGTTTCCTTGGTGGTTGAAAGGCTCCAGCTGCGAGTGCCAACGATGGTGGCGTTGCTTGAGCCAGCGGCGTCAAATTGGACTGCGCCTTGTTCTCCGCGAAGGACGGCCATGGTCAGAGTTCCTCGATAGATTCAAAGGTCACACGGACCTGAGTTTGAAAATAGCCCTCGGGAGCTGGTGAAGCCAGTGCCTCTGGACCTGTTGCAGCGTCGAAGAAAACCCCCGACACGATCACCCTATTGTAAAGGTCACGGACACGCTTACCAATCACATAATTTGCGCCAGGCCCAGCACCTTGCGGCGTGAAAATGTTGATCAAGACAAGACCGACAATCCTGTTCTGGGAGTTGCTGGTTAGACCCTGGCCCAGGTATTCACCAGCACCAAAAGAAGTCAGACACTGTACCCACGATGAGTTTGGCGTTGGCTCATACGCCATGTTGTGAAACACCACCGGCAGCGCAGGGCTGTTTGCAAGCTCCGTCGCCAATCGACCTTCAATGGTCGATCTGATGGTGTTGAGATCTGCTGCGGCCATCAGTCTTTAGCGACAATCCGACGATATTGGGTCTTGGACCACGCCTCAAGCTCTTTTCCAATCAACTC